GCCGCCATCGCCTCTATTTGCTGACTGCAATACTGCTGCTGTGCGAGTTGTTGCTGCTGCATACTTTGCGCCTGGAAGTTCGTGAGATTAGCGATTTGCTGACGCATCATCTCCATTTGGTCAGGCAAAGGGCTGGTCGCTCCGTTTTGGTCGGTCGCCACTCCATAATGCAAAGCGAGGGCGGTAAAGGCTCGGGCTTTCTGCTCGGGCGTTCCTGCACTCAATAATCTATGCACCTCGCACATATCTCGCATAAAGGCATACGGGTCTTGCCCTTGCTGCTGCAATACAGGCAAAACATCCTTAACCGCCTGAAAGGCTCTTTGCCCTATATTAGCGAACTGCTTGTATTGGTTCAGTCCGTTAAAGATATCCTGCTCTCTTTTCTGTATCTCCGCCTGAACCTGTGGCGGCAATTCGTTCCAGTGAGCCGCAGCCTCTGGTCGCCAAGTGCGAGGAGCAGTGCTAGTCGGTGCCGCTTCCGCAGGGGTTGCCGCAGGTGCAGTGTTTGCAGGTTGCGAGGGCGAGGCATTGGTCGCAGTAGGTTCGCTCGTAGTATCGGGCTTTTTTTCCTCTACTACCTCCTCAATGGGCTCGGGGCGTTCTCTATCCTCGCCGAGCACTCCGTCCATAATATCCTCTCCTGCCTTATCAAGGTCTAATTCCGTAGTTTGTTCTAACTCATCACTCATAAAATACTCCTAAAATAAAATGGGACTTTTCAAATTTTGACAAAAGGGCATTCTTTACGCCCCTAATTCTAATGCTAACTGCTCCTGTTGGCGAGGGCTCATCGCTTCCACTTCTCGGGCGGCGGTCTCACATATTTTGTCCTCTAATGCTTTGTCCGCCTCCGCCCGAACCCTTGCAGCGTCTCGTGCCTCGCCTGGCTCTAATACTCGGCAATGGTGGAGTTTAAGGTTTGCCTCGTGCTCCTTTTTACCGCTAATTAGTTTGCCTGTTATCGGGCAATTGTAGGGCTCATAATCGCCTCGCACTATCGGGCTCGGCATTAACTTAATCATAGGCTTATTGCAGCGAGGGCATTTATACTCCCGCTCCTCTATTTTGAAATATATCTCTACCTTATGATTACATTCTTTACATTTATAGTCAAAAAACGGCATATCATTCTCCTTTTAGTTAATTACTTGCTGCTCCGCCTTTCCCTGTTCGCCAGTTAGAGGCGTCTATTACTCTTTGTCCTTTATCTGCTCCATAGGGCAACATCTCGGTCTGCTGTGCCTGTATCATCGCCTGTTCGTTCTGTTGTTGCCGCAGTGCCTGATTAGCCATTGTCTGGCGTATCTGTGCCTCCGCTTTCACTCGCCCGAGTTGTTCTTTCATAGCGATTTCCTGCTGCTTAACCTGCAACTCCTGCGCTTTTAGTGCCATATCCATTTCCGCTTCTTTCTGTTTCTGTTGCAGTTGCAGTTGTTTAAGTGCCAAGTCCATTTGCCCTTTCTGTGCCTCCACTTGCCCTTTCTGCTGAATTTGCTGAATTTTCGCCTGTGCTTCCTGTTCGGCGATTTTCCCTTTCTCGTCGCCCTGCTGCTGCGGCATAGTGATTTGTTTAAGGCTCTCCTCTACATCCTCGCCGAAGCGATATTTGCGAGTAATCGCCAGTAGCATTTCCTTACCAGCCTCTATCGGCAAATATCCTTGCTGCACTAACGGCGCTATACCATTCATAAATTGAGCGAACGCATTAAGGAATGCTCCGAGTTTTTGCCCGTCTTCCGCCGCCTCTGGCTCTATGGTGCTATTTGCTTCAATATCTATGCGATAGTTCCTTACGACGCTGTTTTGCAGGAATTGTATTATAGCCTCCCAGTTCGGTTTATCCAGCACTTTTTGATATTTCTGTATTTGTTCGCCCAGTGCTTGGAGTTGTTGCCCTGCTCTCGGGTCTTGCTGTGCCATCATCTGCAATTGTTGCGCCTGACCTTGCAGTTGCTGTATCATCATCTGCGCCTGTTGCTGTTCCGCCTGGCGAGGGAATGGTAGTCCAGTCATTTTAATAAGGGTCTCGGGCTGCATACGAGTAGCAATCTCGCCCATTACTCGCAAACACTCCCGCACAAACATACTTACCTGTTTTTGCAGTCTCCGTAATCGCAGGGCGCCCCACTGGTTCTTATATTCCTGTGCCGTCGCTGTCTCGTAGGCGCTACTACTCCCCCTGATAATATCGCTAATTCCTGTAATCTCATAGATGATTTGCTTAATCTGGTCTCGTTGCGTATAGAGTTGCTGCAATACGAGCACTAGTTCATTGAGCGGCATAAGCCATATAGACCTGTCTAGTGTTTGCCCCTGCTGCATAGCCACTACATTCTCGGCGGCAATTAGTTCATTATCGTCCGCCTCTAATACTCTATCCAGTCCGCCGACAGTGCTATCATAGAAGCCTCGCACTTTAAGCGCCTCTATAATTCGGGCAATTCGCAGTGTTATTCGGTTCAGTTCCCTCGCTTGTCCCTCGTAAGCGGCATATAGTGGAACGGGCTCCAAACTACTAATCTTTGGAAAGAACATCAAGGGCGTTGCAATAGGGAAAAAGCCTGATAAATGCAGCGGGTCGTCCGCCACTCGCAACATCTGCTCGGGGAGGTCAGGGCTGATAAAATAGACCTTTCTGCTAGTCTTGTCCCATATCTCCCATACCTGTCCTAGATATTTTTGTCCCTCGTCGTTCTCGCCGCCTTGCCAACTCTCCTCGTCCTCGTTATGGTCAGCCTCTGCACTGCTAACATTTAGCGGTAATCGGTTCGCTATATCGCCGAAATTCTCCCTTAACTGCTCTCGGGTCATAAAGTGCTGGAAAGCGACCCAGCTGACATCTTTCCATTGTTTAGCGTAAGCGTGGCGGAAGCGTTGCCAGGCGACAATCTCTGCACTAATTCCCTCGCTTTCTATCTCCTGCTCCCCGCTGAACTCATAACGAAAACGCACTACGCCCCGCCCTACGACAAGGGCTTCTAATAGTGCCTGTTCTATAATCGTGTCAAAATGCGGACTATCTTGCAGATTATTATCCAGTAGGAATTCCAGCGCCCGTTGCAATACTAGACCACCAGCCCTCGCTACTTCATCCTCGTCCTTGAAGCGGCGTCGCACATCGGGGCGAGGTGTCATATTATAGAGGGCTGGGCTTATAGTCTCCGTATTCGCATAGAGTATATTATAAAGCGTATCCCTGCGCCGTTCGCACTCAAACATCTCTACGAGCCTTTTGGCGTCTTTGCGCCAGTTCTTCTCCCTCTTATAGGCGTCTCGCAACTCCTCCAGCCAATACCGAATAAGCGAGGCTTCTTTTTTGTTTTCAACAATGCCCTTTTTCATTTCCTGTACAAGTCCCATTTCTTGCGTTTCCATACTCTACTCCATATAGTCCTCGCCCGTATCTGCCATTGCTAGGCGTTTTTTGCGATTTCTCTCTATTAGTTCATTTATAGTCATCTCACTTGGTAATTTCGGGTAGTTATTATATAACTGCGAGGGGCGTGGAGTCAATATATGCGGTCGGCTCATTATAGCGTAGCGGGTCTCGTCGGCGGCGTGGTCTTCGCCCTCCGTATCCAAGTCCTCCATATCGTGCTCGTCGTGTTGCAGGGTTGGAATTGTGCGTATAGTGTCCTCGCAGCAGTCCAGGAAGAACAGCATAGGGTGCCCCTCCTTGCCTAATAGTCGCTGTCGCATTACTTCCCAGCCGCTTTGCCGTCTATTGTCCGCCCTACGCCATCCGCAGCCCACTATCGCCATCGTCTCGGCAATAGACATCCCGCCATCTCGTATGAATATAGCAGGGTCGGCAACTCCATAGCGAATTCGCTCCCCTGCTTCTCGGTTCAGTATTCCCTCCGCTACTTTATCGGCGGTCATTTTCAGTCCTGTATTTATTCCACTCGCCCCGTACCATTCCCTGTATTTAACGAGGGCTCCTTTCTGCACGAAAAAGCGTCCTATTTCATAGTCCCTATCGGTCATAGCATACCAGCCAACACTGAAAGGTTTTGCCGAGCCCCAGTCAAACGCCCGAAAACGCAGTAATTGAGGGTTATTAGCCATTCCGCACTTCTTCCACTCAATACTAGGAATAATGTGCTTTTCCTCGCTGAACTCGCTGAAAAAGGCTCCGTCAATGATAGACCAGTCGCCCTCTAACCAAGCCCGAACAAGTGCCTCGCTTCCGCTTTGACGGAGACGAAGTATATAAGTCGGGTCATTTTTCATTAGTAATTGATTATCGCCAACTTTACTGGGAATGAATACACGGGAGAGTGATACCTCTTTCCAGCCTCCGTCCTCCGTTGGAATTCTCGTGGTCTCTTTGATTATCTTATAGCCCTCTGGCGCAGGGTCTATGTATCTCGCCTTAACCCAGTTATGCCCCGCCCCGCCTGGATTACCTGTTAGTCGCATACCGACAGGAACTCCCGCCCCGCTACGCAAACAGGCTCGGAGTTTGTTAATCGGTACGGGGCTGGGGAAGTTGGTCGCCTCCTCTATGTATATGCGTGTATAGTTGTGCCCCTGATACTCTTCTGCGTCGCTATCGTGCTCCAAGTAGGCGAACTTTAACCGAGCGCCGTTAGCCATTATCCACTCTTTTTTCTGCTCGTTATATCTTGCCCCGATTTTAGGGAATATTTGTTTAGTTCGGGCAATAACCTCGCTCAACTGAACGAGTTTGCGACGGAAGAATATACCTATCGCATTCTCGCCATACTTGTTGCTATGCGCTAACCAGTCGCCGATACTGCTCTCGGTCTTGCCTCCGCCCCTCGCCCCGCCGAAGAATACTTCAAACACAGGGCACTCTAACAGGTCGGTCTGGCTTCCTGGCTGCGGTTGCCAAATAACTTTCTGCTTATAGTCGTTAATATGCACCTATTCCTCCATATTATGTGTTATGTTGCGGTCGGCTTCCACTACATTCCCTCGCCCTCTCGCCCACTGCTCCTCCGTTTGTGCTTGTTGCGGTAGGGCAACTACGAAGTTCTGCTGAATATTTGTATTAGATAGTTTATTATTCCCGCCATAGCCCAGTCCTTTTGCGGCGATATCAAGGGCTTTTAG